GAAGTAATAGTGATTTCAATCTTCATTATTCGTCAGTCCTACTTCAAGTCCTTCCATTCTTCCCATATTATAACCCATTTCGTGGATTTTTAGGGCAAACTCAACCATTTGTTTTTTGGTTGAAGAAAAATACTCTATTCCCTCATAATCATCAACCAATACTTCAAGATGCTTTTCAGCGAGGTTAAGGATTTGTTCGTCAGTCATCAGGTGTCTGTGTGTATGAAAGTATTATACGACAAAGGGCACCCGTTTTCAAGTGCCCCTGTGCCAGTTCTTCAAGTGTCCTTCTCTACCTCTTTTTCCAGTTGCTTATAAAGAGCATATTCGTATCCACACAAAAATGCACTTTCCACCCAACTGATAAGAATTTGTTTCCTTTGGTTCTCATCCTCAATTTTTATGTCGTCCATAAAGTATTCATACCGATATGTAAATCGTCCATAAAAATCTTCATAAAACCACTTGTTAAATGAAAGTTGAGCATCTTCTTGGGGGTCAAGATATTCATTAGCAGGATGTTTCATAGGTCTAATGGTTGTTGGGGGTCTCTTTTCCAAGTTTCCTTATAAGTAATCCACCGTTCCACACCAATTTCTTGTTGAGCAACCCAGTGTATTCCATTCTCATCAATCGCATCAAGATGATGAACACCAGTCTTGGGGCAGATGACTCTGGATACTTGTGTGAATTTTAGTTTGTTAGTCATTCTTCCAAACTCTTAATACATTTTTGAATCAGGTCATTCCACCTCTTTGGAGTAAGTTTTTCATTAGCAGTTGAGGACCTGAATGGATACTTATACCAAGTCAAACGGAAGTTTTCACTTGGGATTTCAAAGTTAGGTTTATCCATTTCATCTTCTTCATCACCCCAATAATAAGGACGGATGATAAAGAAGTCGTTGGAGAAATGTGGAGTGTATCCATAATCTTTTTCTCCTGTCTTTTCTGTAATCGCATCAATCAGGATTTGAAATGGACCACCCATCCACTTCTCACGAGGAACACTATATTCCTCTGTGGGATTTCCACATAACATTTGCCCAAGTTCAGGTTCAGTCATTTTCTTTCATACAAGGGTATTCAAACTTTTCACCAATACATTCTAACATAGTGCGGGCAAAGGTAATCTCACCATAAGCACAACCATCTTCAAAGGCATCATCATAACTACCATCACTTGGAGTATAATCATCTCCATCTACATCATAGCAGTGTTTTACCTCTGCGTATTCTTTGAGAACCTTGAGGAGAAGTGTGAGTTTTTCTTCGGTAGTCATTTAATCGTCACCGTTTGATTTTTGATTTGGCAAAGACGGGAAAGATTATCACCCGCAGTAGCAACTTGGAAGAAGTTGTAGTTAGTCCCACACTGTTCGTTGAGTGCTTGTTGAGTTGTAATGACTTTCATAACTCCTATGATGGGAGCAGCAAGAAAAACCAAAACAACACCACCAGTAACCAAAACAATCCAAGCATCCATAAAATCAAAGTTGTTGCGTTTCATTTCAGTGTCCTCAAAACTTCTCTTCAATTTCTTGTCGTGTTGCTACTTCCACAGTAGGATAATTTACATCCTCATAACCATACAATTCAAAATTCCTAATCAGGTCTGTAACAAGATTATCACACAGATAATCAGCAAAAATTCCAGTATCAAGTTTCCCTTTATTTGTAAGCATATCGTGATCCTTATGCTTTTCAGGGTCAAATCTCATATAAAAAGTTACTTTATAACCTTTTAGATTTTCCAAAGCATCCTTTACCTTCTGTTGTTCCTTATGCTTTTGGATTTGAAGTTCAAGTTCGTTGAGTTGTTCTTCGGTCAGTTGTGAAAGGTCAATCATCGGTTTGGTTGCTTATGAGTGTATTATAAGGCATTTTCAGGGACTTTGTGAGTGCCCCTGTGCCAGTTTAGAAAGTGTCTTGGAGTTTTATTTGGGCATTATTCCAACGGCATATCGCACGATGTCTTGTGGAACACTCTTTGGTTGATGTATGGTTATTATCGCACATCACCTTCCACATATCACGAAAATCCCAATCAATACATTTTGCTTCTGCACCACACTTTGCACAAGGAACGATGGGTGGAGTTTTAATTTTCTGTGCCATCAGGTGTCTGTGTGTATGAGAGTATTATATCAAATGGAATGAGGAGAACTTATTTTAGTCCAAGGAAGAGTTTCCAGTTCTTCATCGGTAAATTGAATACCATCATCAAGTCGTGCTTCATTTTTATAGAGATAAAACTGCTTAAAATTAACAACAGTCCCCCTCAAATCTCCATCTTCATCTACTTGATAGACAAGCACATCACAATACTTATTTCTATCATAAGTCAGGATTGTTGCCTTACGAATAGGTGCTTTTTCTCCCGCAACATCACCATAAGATGGAATGGGATAATCAGTAAAAGCATCAAGCATTTGGAGTTCCTTTGTTTGTCCTACTATTATAAGGCATCCAGAGGCACCCAGAGCATCCCTGTGCCAGTTTCTCAAGTGTCCTCAAAACTTCTCTTCAATTTCTTGTCGTGTTGCTACTTCCACCTCATCAAGTTCTTGAATGATGTTTTCTACCTCTTGAATGTTTTCGGGATTAGTGTAGATGCGTCCGTATCCTTTGTAATTGAAGGCAGTCATTTCAATCCACTCATACAAATAGAACAAAGACAATCATCAGTTTTAGGAACTCTAAACATAATGTGATTTCCAGAGCAACAATCTCTATCACCACATTTCATACAATTATCACAAACCCACTCTTTTTGATTACGACATTTGACGAAATCTTCAAGAGTATAGTTTTGAAGAAGATTAGTCATTTCAGGTGTCTGTGTGTATAAGAGTATTATAGGGCATCCAGAGGCACCCAGAGCGTCCCCTGTGCCAGTTCTTCAAGTGTCCTCACCCAAGTTCTTATAAATCGCATCCACCCATATCTTATCAAAATATTTCCGTTCTTCATCAGTAATCATATTTGCTCTCATATACTCTTCAAAGGTGATGTTATTATCATCCAAGTATTTTTGGAGTTCTTCAATACTATACATTCAAATAAACCTCAAAGGTTATTTTATTCATATGGTCTCCAAATTCCATATTCATACTTGATACTTGAGCATCACCATTTTTGATTTTTTCTGCTACTTGTTGAAATGATGCTTTCAAATCATCAAGGTCATAAGATTTGAGTGTTGGGGGTTTTGGTTTCTCTACTGGTTTTGGAGGTTCTGGTGGTTTTGGATTGTAGAGTTCATTATATTTTTCAATTAGAGGATTAGTCATTTCTCACACCGATGTAATGGAACACGAAGAAACTGAAAGAACCTTCCAGTCCATCCTATCATATCTCCGCATTTAGGACAACAATATGATGGGTAGGTCATCCTCCCACATCTCCACTCACTACAATAGGTTCTACATCACCACAGACAACTTCTGCGTTCATTTGTTCCATAATAATAGACACCTTATCCATAACTCTTTCTCTGGTTTCTTGTGTCCAAATGCTATTTCCAACGACATTCAAACTTTTATAAAGAGTATTATGGATTACCATAAGGTCTGCTGCTGATAGTTTAGTCATTTATCTTTCCAAGTAAAGTCAAGAAGTAGATTAGTAAAATATCTCACAATAAGATTTGGTTTCTTTTCCAGATACACTTTGATGTTTGGTTTGATGTCCCAGTATCCTACCACATCTTTACCAATTCTAAATTCTGTAGTCCAATCTACAGCACTACTCACACCAAGAGTAGAACAATCTAATTTACCTATTGTAAGTTTGAGTGGGAATTGTCCGTGTTCCTTTGCGTATTCAAAGTTCTCAATAATTCTATTGAACTTTGTTTGATACTGATACTCTTGAGTATATCCAAGTTGATTAAACTTTTCTTTTACTGTCTCAATTCGTTTATCAATCTTCTCATCAAACTCTTGTGAGATTTCTTCTAATGACTTGCGTGGTAGTTCAAATTTGAGTTCTTGTGGTTCATTTGGAATAGTGAAGTATTCTTTGAGAAGTTCATACTTTTCGTTGTCTTCACTCGCATTAGAATACAAACTCATACACTCAAAGACATTTCGCACATCTTCAAGAGTTTGAATTTTACTTGTATCAAGTTTGTAAGATAGTGGTTCAGTCATCGTTCAGCAACCACCACAAAATCATCCATAGAAATACTCCTCTTACTTTTAGCAAGAACTCCTTGATTTGGAAAATAAGGAACTGCTACAAGATTATAGCAGGGTCTCAACTGCTCATAAAGAGTATAAAGGTGTCCATCTTTCTTGTATCGGTAGAGTTTCATAGTGCCTCCACATCATCAGCAATCTCATTCAGTTCTTGAGCAGTATGAGTAAGCCAAGGTTCATTTGCAAGCACTCCATCTCTATGAATGAGAGAAGAAATCACACGAATAGAAGATGCTAATGCTTGTTTCATATCATCGGTGGGTTCTACAATCAATTCTGCTTTGAATGTTTCCCAGATTTGATGTGCGGTATTCGTCATCATTGTGGTTCTCCAAAAAGTCCAGTGTATCCAGTGGAATAAGATGTTTCGTAGCAACCATCATCATAACCCATTTGATAGATTTTTTGGGCAAACTTCAAGAGGTCTTCTTCATCACATTCCCAGTAAATGTCGTGTGTTGTTTTACTTATGTGTCTATCAAACCCATAGGTGTTAGCAAGTTTGAGGACTTCTTCATTTAAAATCATTAGAGTGCCTCCAATTCCTCACACAATTCTAACACATCAGCACACATAATCACACCAGGGCTTTGTTGGAGTTGGTTGATTGTCTCACGGAGAACAGAAGCAATAATCTTTCTACTATCCTCATCCAAATAAGTAGCAAAATCCTCCACAGGGGTCATTAGTGCTTCTGAATACCCGTTGATGTAAGTATCCCAGATTTTTTGTGCTCGTTCAGTCATTTCATTCCAATCAGTTTAGCAAAATCAGGAGTGATGGTAAGGTTTTGTTCTTTTACAAGATTACGAACTTCTTTACGAAGATGAAGATACTTGTCTCGGTATTCTGTGAGATACTTTTGTGCTCGGTTCTTTTCATCAAAGTCGCACTGGTGTTCATAGGTTCTATCATATCTCATTTTTTTAAGTCATCCAAACAAGCAATAAGTTTTACGATGTGATAGTTTTCTTTGAAATGCTCTGTGTTATTCAATTCCTCATAGGCATCTTCTATTGTAAGGTAAATGACTTGATTGGTCTTGTGTAAATCAGCATAGACCTTACCATCCTGCCTCTTCAACATAATCACATAGAATTCAGTCATTTCAGTTCCTCTTCATCTTGTTCAATCTGAAAGATAGCATTTAGAAACTCCAAAGCATACTTACCCACAACCCAGGCATCTTTATCCTCAAAGAACCGATCACCAATGGTTCTCATATTATAGCATTCTTTGTCTTTATCAAAGAAAGCAATCACATAACAATACTCTTTTTCAGAACCATTATCACGATGCCACCTAACGAGTTCATACTTGTTGTTGAATTTGCTCCAACGAAACTCTATGTTACGAAATCTCATTCTTCTTCCTCTTCATAGGGAAAGAGAGCATCATACTCTTCATCAGTTAGAGTGAGATACTGGACATCAGCATCTCTATGTTCTTCGGCATACACCAACTGATAGTGAGCAAAACTGCTTTCAGAAGTGCTAGCGTATTCTACGACACCATCAACAAGGCATAGGTAGTTCATTCGCCAATCTCCATAATCTCAATAACAGATTTGATCTTTTGTAGATCTTCTAAACGTACCTCAATCTCATCATATTCTTCACAAAATTGCTCCATACGTTCTTGATGCCCCTCATCATCGTAGTTGGTTTCTTCACGAATTTCCCATTCTACATCAGATAGACGTGCTCTGGTATCATCAATGAAGTATTCAAGTGTATCAATCAAAGACATTAGAGCACCTCCCAGTGTGCGTCAGATTTATCACCGAAACGATTAGTACCAGTTCTTGTACTAACCCAGAAAAAATATTTACGATTTTCTGATGCCAAGAACAACTCACCACCAGTGTCTTGCTCCACAGTACATACAGGATTATTGCCCATAATGTTTGCTAACCTATTGACTGCTTTTTTACTTTTAGGTCTGACTGTGACTTTGCGATTCATTAGTCTTTTGAATATAGTGTTATTATACAGCAGATATCGGATTTTTGAAACCCTTATGGGACACTTTCTCAACCGTCACACTTGCCTTTTCTTTTCATTCTATTTTTAGCCCATAATTCTTTCAAATGCTCTTTATTTTCTTCCTTCCATTTTTTGATTTTATCTTGATTATTTTTTCTCCATTCTTTCATATATTCTTTTCTTTTTTCTTTTATTTTTTGCTGATATTTTCTATCTCTTTCTCTTTTTGCTTCCCGTTTTTCCTCATCAGTAAAATATTTTTTATTTGGTCTAATATCAGTTCTATTTTTCGCTGCTATACTTTGTTTCTTTTTAGTTTCCTCTGATGGAAGAAATCCTCTACATCCTTCTCCACCAATTGTTGAATTGTATCCATTATGATAAGTATCATACTTATCAACATAAAATATTTCTTGTTCGTTCAAAATACAAGTATCATATTCATCAACAATCCCATAAATGAAATTATTCCATCCATATTTTCTTACGGCACGATAAAACTTATTATTTACACCTCTACTACAATCGTGCCTGTGCTGACCCTTTCTTCTTTCTTCAAATACAGTTTGCCCTATGTATTTTTTCCCAGTAGGAATACAGTGATAGCAGTAAATTACTCCTTTCATTCTACTCTAATTTGCTCGCAATAATATTTATAATACAAAGGAGGGACTTTCACCCTCCTCCTGAAAAGTGCGAGCAAATCAGGTATTGTTATTTAGGTTTTTTTTTCAAGAGCAATCTCAAGTTTCAGTTTACGAATACCAGTTACAAAGTAAGCAAAATCACGAGTTTCGGTGATAGGTTTGATTTCACCACATACACCACACTTTGACTCATAAACAGAGGAGCACCCTACAGAATATACTCCATACTTCTTCCCACAGTCAAAACAGGTATTGTAGGCAGTTTCAAGTTTCTTCAGGAGTGCCTTCTTCTCTTTGAGATTCATAACGCAGTTCAACAAGAGGTTTTTTGTCTATGAGGTAATCATACAGCATCTGGGCAAACCCGTAGTGGGGTCTTGTGCCAGTTTCAATACTGGTTGAAGTGGCAACCGTCCACATAATGTCAAGGTTAAGTTTATCAGGTAAAGTCTTCATCATCTAATTCTACATCATCAATAAGTTCTTTAAGTCTATTCATAAAGTCTTCATCCATAGGTATCAACTTCTCTTCACCTCTATCAATTCTATCACACATTTCCATCAGGTATTCTAGAAACTCTTTAGGATATGTTTCATCAAGATTGATAGAAGTCCAGAACCACTGATAACATTCTTCATATGGATCATCATCTTTCAGTAGAGCATAGTTCTCATAGTTTCCGCTGATGAGGTCACGCCACATCTTGAAATTGTTCCAGATTTCTCTCCAACCAGTCTGGAAACAATGTCCGAAGTAATACTCAAACCAATTCAGTTTCGTCTTCATCTACTTCCTCCAAATGATCCCATCTCCAAGTGCGGGAAAGCAAATCAATATCAAACCCAAACTTATATGCCCAGAAGAGAATACCTAAAAGACCATTACTTCCCATTGTAATCTGAAGATAAGGTGAAGAAGGATAATCATTCCAACTTACAGAAAACTGAAACAAACTCCATCGTTTAATATTAACAACTTGGACATAAACTTCGTGTCCAAAATCATAGCGGTGTTTAAATTTAATCAGATTCATTGTTCTCCTCAAAGTCAAACCATTCATACAGGGAATTCATCGCACCATCTACCACACAATCAACCACAGCATCTTGGTGTGGATTCTCTACG